CAGTATATTATTGAGTGGATTAGAAGGAGATGAACGACGTATGTTGGATCAAACTATGACCCGACTTAGATCATTAGTAGAAAGAACAGGTATATCTTTATTTTTAGTATCACATTTAAGGAGATCAAATAATGATAGGACTTCGCACGAAGAGGGAGGCAGAGTGTCCCTCAGTCAGCTTAGGGGATCTGCGGGAATTGCTCAATTATCAGATCAAGTACTTGCCCTCGAAAGAAATCAGCAGTCCGATGATGAACGAGATATTACGACTCTTAGAATTATTAAAAATCGTTATTCAGGCGAAACAGGTTTCGCAGGAAAAATAAAATTCGATTTAGCCACCTCTAGATTTACTGAATATGAAACTGAGACCAAAGAACCAGAATTCAATCCAACCACGGATTTTTGACAATAGTGAATATGTACATCCTTGGTACGAAAAAAGTAAGACGTATGAAGATAAATTAATTAGACCTAACCCACCTAGTAAAGAAGCAGTAGAACGTGCAAAATTCAGAGACAAAACCTACCATTGGCAGAGGAACAGTAGTGTTCGATTTAGAGACGAACGGACTGCTACATAACTCTACACGTATTCATTGTATAGCATTATATGATGGAGAAACTGATACCATTGAGGCTTTTAACGATGAACCTTATGCAAAGAATCCAAAAGAATTACCTATGGGAGGTGGTTATTCCATCACCACAGCGATCAGTTACCTTGAGGTTGCTGACGTTATTATCGGTCATAATATCATTGGGTTCGATATACCTGTTATTAAAAAGCTCTATCCTTACTTTAATCCCACTGGGGTTATTATTGATACTCTTTTGTTATCTAGGTTATATCATCCGAATCTACTCGATATAGATAAGAAAAGTAATTATATACCTAGTAAATTATTTGGTCGGCACTCCCTCGAAGCTTATGGACATCGCCTTGGTGAATATAAGGGCGAATTCGGCATGACTACTGACTGGAAAGAATGGAGTCAGGAGATGCAAGACTACTGTATACAAGACGTTACTGTTACGAAAAAATTATGCGAGCACTTCCGCCCTTACCTAAATGGATCGCATTCGAGCATGAAGTAGCGACTATTCTCACCCAACAAGAACAACATGGATGGTATTTTGATGAACGAGCTGCACGGGAACTTGAATCTTCTCTCAGAAGAGAGTATGAAGAAACTTGTAGCTTATTACAAGACAGGCACCCTTTCGTTAGCGGACCACTATTTACTCCTAAGAGAAATAATAGGACCAAAGGCTATGTCGCTGGTGCTACATTCACCAAGCTCAAAGACTTAAACCCCACTTCACGAGATCATATAGCATGGATACTGACTCAACATTATGGTTGGAAACCGTCATTAACGACCTCTACGGGGAAGCCAGTTATAGACGAGACGGTATTGAAGGATATTGGGACGGATATAGCTCTCCATTTCTTGCGCCTACTAGAACTGACAAAGATGTTAGGGATGATATCAGAAGGCGTGAACGCATGGCAGAAGCTATCTACGACGTCTAGTCGAATACACCACCACTGCTCGGTGGCTACATCTACATTTAGAGCAGCACATCGTAAACCAAATTTATCCCAAGTTCCATCAGATGAAAGATTTAGGCAATTATTTACGGCATCCCCTGGCATGGTTATGTGCGGGGCTGACCTTAGCGGCATTGAGCTTAGAATATTATCCCATTATCTTGCAAGGTATGATGAAGGGCGTTATAAAGAGATCCTTATCAACGGAGACATTCATGCAACCAATGCAGAAAAAATTGGAATTACCAGGAGACAAGTTAAAACCGTTACCTACGCCTTCCTCTACGGGGCTGGGGATCGTAAAATAGGACACTCTTATGACAAACAACTATCTGACGAGAAAGCTGTCAAGAAAGGCAGAGAGATTAGGAAAGCTTATGTTGACGCTATCCCAGGGCTTAAAGACCTTCTGGAAGCGGTACGTAAGGCTAGTAAGAGAGGGTACGTTTTAGGATTAGATCAAAGACGTATTTTAGTAGACAAGGACCACAAAGCTTTAAACTACCTCCTTCAGGGGTCAGCAGCGTGTGTCGCAAAAATGTGGATGGTAATAGTTCACAATCACCTTCTACCTGGCTGTCATCAGCTTGCTTTTGTACACGATGAATTACAGTATGAATGTAAACCAGAAATGGTAGAAGATTTAAAATTCCTGTTAGAGCTTAGTGCTGTACAAGCAGGAGAACATTATAACTTAAGATGTCCAATAGCTGCTGAAGCAAAAAGCGGTCATAATTGGGCAGACGTACATTAACCACCTATGAAATTATTAATAGATGCAGACTACATCGTTTATAAATCGTGTGCTGCTGCAGAAACTGAAATTGACTGGAGTGACGATACTATCCTTGTTACTTCTAATTTCAATGACGCATATAGTGCAACAACAAACGAGCTTGCCAAGCTTCAAAACGAATTTGGGTCACTCTCTGATCTAATTCTATTCTTCTCTGACAGTGTAAATTTCAGGAAGAAAATTTTACCCGAATATAAAGGGCATCGTAATCGTAAAAAGCCTTGTGGCTACAAACGTGTCATCAATAAACTCAAGACTGAGTATAAAGTGATCGTTATGCCAGAGCTAGAAGCAGACGATGCAATGGGTATTTTTAGTACACAATATCCAGGTAATCTAATTATCAGTCCAGATAAGGACATGAAACAGATACCTGGGAAATTATATAATCTAGATGAAACATTCACAATCAGTCCTGAAGAAGGTGCTGCATGGCATCTCTCTCAAACTTTATCAGGTGATAGTACGGACGGATATTCAGGAGTACCCGGTATCGGCGTTAAAAGAGCTGAGACGTTATTCAAAAAAGAAGGTTACTCTTGGAAGACTGTAGTAAAAGCTTATGAAGATAAAGGATTAACTGAACAAGATGCTTTAGTTAATGCTAGATTAGCACGTATTTTAACTGTAGATGATTATGACTCAAAAAGAAAACTGGCCAAGTTATGGACTCCCACCCCCGGTTACGAAGTTAACCTTGGAGCAAGAGTTTAAGATGAAGGTAATAGAAGATAGATTAAATGAAGTCTATCACGATGAGAAAAAACATATTATAACTTTATTCCTCGCATTACAGAAACAAAATTTTGTAATGGGTAATTCACTTAAAAATTTGATTGAACACATAGTAATTGTTTAAAAATGACAGCTAACTTAATAGCTCGCACAGGGCGGGTCCAATCATGGTTGGATAATCCTGATAGTCGTCTACCCGTGTCATGTACAGTTTTCAGTGTTGAAGACTCGATGGAGGGACCGAATGGAATCGAAGCAAGTTGGAGATTCGCATCATATGCCCTTCGACATGGAGCAGGAGTTGCGATACATTTATCTAAGCTCAGACCGAGAGGAAGTGAAAACGGCAAAGGTCTTACAGCTTCTGGACCTGTATCATTCGCAAAAATCTACTCCTCCTTAAATGAAACTTTACGTCGTGGGGGAGTATATAAGAACGGTGCGATAGTGATTCATATGGATTTAGACCATGATGATGTGGTAGAATTCATAACTACTCCCCGCAATGAACTGCCGTGGGTAAAAAGATGTGTAAATATAACTCCAGTATTATGGAGACAAGCTGATAGAAACACCAAAGAGGCATTAATTTATGGAATCAGATCAGGGGATATCTGGCTCAACAAAATCAGATATGACAAGGAAGGCAGACGTATTTTCGGCAATGTGTGCCTTGAAGTTTACCTGCATTCACGAGGAACTTGCTTGTTACAGCATGTCAATCTCTCTGCCTGTAGAATCGGAGATATCTCGAAAGCTTTCACTCAGGGTATGTCCGAGTTGTGCGATCTCCATAGCAGAACAGGCGTTGGAGGGTCTGGAGAGTACTTACCCTCGGATACAGATAGGCAAGTCGGGCTCGGAATGCTCGGTTTGGCCAACCTCCTCAGACAAAACGACATAACATATGACGACTTTGCTCATGCCTTAGAAGGTAGAATATGTAGTAGCAATGCACAGAATCTTGTTGTAGAGTTGAAGGAAGGTATAGAAAATGCAGCATATGTTGCTAAACAAGCTAATATGGTACGAGCTTTTGCTATTGCTCCTACTGCTAGTTGTAGTTACAGATCTAAAGGTCTGGATGGATTTACAGCTACGCCTGAAATAGCACCTCCTATAAGTCGTTCTGTAGATAGAGACAGTGGTACTTTTGGAGTACAAAGATATGAATACGGCGACGTTGAGATTGCCTCAGAAGTCGGATGGGACGTTTATAAACGTGTAGCAGACGGTATAATGAAAATTCTCGACAAAACGGGTCTTCTTCACGGCTACAGCTTTAACTCATGGAGTGATGTTGTAGAATATGACGAACAGTTCATCGAAGAGTGGCTAGATAGCCCCCAAACATCACTTTATTATAGCCTTCAGGTTATGGGAGATGTTCAGGATAAATCTAGTGCATATGCTGCCTTAGATCAGACTGACGTTGATGATTATTTGAATGATATACTATCTAATAAAGTTGATGAATCTGAATTAACCTGCGATTGTCAACAATGAGAAAACATCCTTATCAAAAATTACTAGAAAGAAAAAGAACTTGGACACCAGTTAAACCAACAAAAGGAGTATTAAAAGAAGGTGCTGAAGAAACCATCCTCCGTGCTTTGGCAGTACGTCATATGGAGCTACCAGTCGGAGAATTTATTAAAGAAGGTCTTGAGAAAGAGGTACCCGAAAATGCTAGGGTACTTCTCGAATCAAACGTTAAAGACGAGATTAAACACGATCTCGCCTTGGGTTATATAGTAGATGCCCTTGGCGCAGATGAAAAAGCAGAAGCGGAGGCTTTAAAATTAAGAGATGCATGGATTGAACACCCTGACCACACTATTACCAAAGCTCTCGTGGCTGAAAGAGCAATCTTCTTTGTTCTTCTCCCTTTCTTTAGGTTTAATGGCGATGCTGCTTTACGCACAGTTTCGGCAGATATCTCAAGAGACGAACAGATCCACGTCGGGAGTAATAGCCTTGTTTGCCATGAGTTGGGTTTACGTCCTTCTGCTTCTTTGGATAAACTTAGGAAGGCCACTATCAATTGGATAATGCAGCCACTAGGTATAAATACTACTGATAAATATTTGGACAAAAATTTTTGGCTGGATTCCTCAGATCGTTTAATGTATGAAGGTATAGCACCTCAACTTTCTGACACCAAGGCAGCCAGAATGCCAGCATTTTTTGAACATGCAAACACAAATCTACCCCAATACGCTTAACATCTATTCGGAGAAGCTAGAGAAATTAGTTGAGGATCTCGAACAAAAATTCCCTGACGAACCTATTCACCCTAAAGAAGAACTTCCATCCATCATGTATAAAGCTGGTCAACACAGCGTAGTACAATACGTAAAATCTATTATTGAAGAAATCTAATGTGTATTTTTCGTAGGGCTCCCGTACAAATGGAGACTCCTAATGTTATACAGCCTAGAGTAGAGCAAAGAACTACTGAGGCTAAAGAAGTTAAGAAGAAGAGAGATATCGTTGATGAAGATACTGCAGCTGATGTACAATACGGCTCAGGTAAGAAAGATGACGGTGGACAAGCGGCTAAACAAACAGGTGCTGAGTCGTTAAAGATAGGTCTAAACACTGGTGATACAGGTGCAGGATCAGGAGGACTGAATGTATAAGGCAAGTGAAAGATACAAACAACTGTCTACTGGGAGATCTCAATTCTTAGATACAGCAGTTGAATGTTCTGAACTTACCTTACCATATCTAATACAACCAGATAATAGTTATAAAGGTGGACAACGAAAATTAACACAGCCCTGGCAATCAGTTGGAGCCAAGGCTGTAGTTACATTAGCGGCTAAGTTAATGCTTGCAGTCTTACCTCCAAACACAAGCTTCTTCAAACTACAAGTCAGAGATGATAAGTTAGGAGAAGAGATTGAACCTGCAATGAGAAGTGAGTTAGATCTTTCTTTCTCAAAGATGGAAAGGATGGTTATGGATTACATAGCTGCATCCAATGATAGAGTAGTAGTCCATCAAGCCTTGAAACATTTAGTTGTATCAGGTAATGCTCTTATCTTTATGGGTAAAGATGGTTTAAAACATTTCCCACTCCAAAGATATGTTGTACAAAGAGATGGTAACGGTAACATACTAGAAATAGTTACAAAAGAATTAATTAGTAGGAAGGTATTAGGTCTTGAGTCGCCTGATCCACAAATATATCCTAATGAACCGAATAGAACAGGCTCAAATGAAGACGATGTAGAAGTGTACACTTGTGTCAAATTGGATGAGAGTAGTGGACGTTGGGTTTGGCATCAGGAAGCAGACGATTTAGTCTTACCTGGTAGCCGTAGCACAGCACCAAAGAATGCCTCGCCATGGTTAGTTCTTCGCTTTAATACAGTCGATGGAGAGGACTACGGACGTGGAAGAGTCGAAGAGTTCCTAGGAGACCTACGTTCCCTTGATGGCCTATCACAGGCTCTTGTAGAGGGGTCTAGCGTAGCTGCTAAGGTTATCTTCATGGTCTCCCCAAGTGCAACTACAAAACCTCAGACATTATCCAAGTCTGCTAATGGTGCGATCATACAAGGACGGCCAGAAGATGTTGGAGTGATACAAGTAGGTAAAACTGCTGACTTTAGAACAGCTGAACAACTTGCAGCTAATATAGAAAAGAGAATACTAGAAGCTTTTCTTGTTCTTAACATAAGACAAAGTGAAAGAACTACAGCTGAAGAAGTACGGATGACACAACAAGAACTAGAGAAGCAATTAGGAGGACTATTCTCATTGCTTACTGAAGAGTTCCTTGTACCATATTTAAACCGTACACTATTAATGCTACAAAGAAGCAATCAAATACCTAAATTACCTAAAGACCTAGTACGTCCTAAGATAGTAGCAGGTATAAATGCTCTCGGACGGGCAGGAGATAGAGAAGCTTTAACTCAATTCATAAGTACTATTGCTCAGACATTAGGTCCAGAAGCTTTGATGAAGTATCTTAATCCTGATGAAGCTATCAAACGATTGGCAGCTGCTCAAGGTATAGATTACTTGAACTTAATTAAGACTCCTGAACAGATGCAGGGTGAACAAGAAGCGGCTCAACAGGCAGCTCAACAACAATCACTCATGGATCAAGCTGGTCAACTAGCAGGTACTCCTCTTATGGATCCTACTAAGAACCCAGATGGTTTAGAACAATTAGGTTTAACACCACCACAACAAGGAGGTGGTACACCCACACCCACTGAAGAATAAATGGCAGAAACAATGACATATGATCCGGGTACTGATACAGTTACCACGGAGAACAACCTTACTCCAGAAGAACAAGCTTCTTTAGAGGTAGGTGAAGCGTTAGAAGGCCAGCAGGAGAAACTTCTTGCTGGTAAATATAAAGACGCTCAAGAATTAGAGAAGGCTTATGCTGAACTCGAAAAAAAATTGGGCGAAAAATCTGGGGCAAGTACAGAAGAGCCTGAACAAGAATCTGAAACAGTAGATGAAAAACCTACTACTGACTTCTCAGCTAATGCTGAAGTGATATCTGCAGCAAATGATGAGTACTTCAAGAATGATGGTAAGTTATCTGAAGAGACTATGAATAAGTTCTCTCAGATGAGTAGCCGTGATTTAGTTGAAGCTTATATGGAAGTGCAGAAGACAATGCCTAAAGGCGATGCTCAAACTACTGATGATTTAACTACTGCAACAGTTAATGAAATTAAAAACTTTGCAGGAGGAGAAGCTGCCTATAATAATATGGTAACATGGGCTGCAGATAATTTAGACCCTAACTCTAGAGCTGCATTCGATGATGTAGTTAACAGAGGAAATGTAGATGCTATTAAGTTAGCAGTATCAGGATTAAAATCACAGTATGAAAACGCTATGGGATACGAAGGTAAAATGTACAGCGGTAAAGCAGCGAAAGCGAATGCAGATGTTTTCCGTAGTCAAGCAGAATTAGTTGCAGCTATGGGAGACCCAAGGTATAGTAGAGACCCTGCTTACCGTCAAGATATATTAGAAAAACTAGATCGTTCTGATATGAACTTTTAATTATGGGTAGAAAACCAGAAAAAATAAAGCGTCATAAGATAGCTGTTATTCCTTATGATCCTAATACAGAAGCTAATGCTCCTGTTGCTCCTAAGCTTCCTGTTAGAGGACAAGCTTATAAGCCACCTAAAAGAACACAACCTCAATTATAATTATGCCAGGACATTACAAACCATCAGGACCATCTAAACCACCAAGATTATACGATGAAGCTGGAAAAGATATAACTGAGAAGGTGCATGAGGCACATAAGAAGAAGAAAAAGAAACCTGTTTATAAAAGGATACCAGTTATCCCTTACGATCCTAAGACGGAGGCTAACGAAAAGTAATGGCTGATCCTTTACCGCCTCCCGATAAGGATAAAAGGAAGAAACCTAATCCTAATTCAAAACCTTCTAGCCCATACGAACCTTGGAGAGATTACCCAGTACGTAAGGCTAAGAAGAAAAGAGAACCTGTTAATGAAGTGAATACATAGTTACACGTGGCGACCCGATTCATCGTCCTCGCCGCTGTACACTTGTTAAACTTTTAATGAACGATACAGAAGTTATCGCAATTCAACCCCCTATAGAATATACAATGAACGAGAACGCAGAAGTACAAAATGGCCGCTGGGCTATGATAGGTATAATCTCCGCAC